TGTAAAAACAGCCGTTCTTTTTCGTTTCTGTTGAAAATGCAATAACTAAATGTTCAGTAAAAACATAAACATAAGAAATTAACTTATTTTAATAATTGACATGCCAATATATCATCTTTTCCATTTCCTGTTTATACAGTTTGCGAGTATTTGGCTTTGGTTTTTTTATGGCGCAGATGGTAATCGAACACCATGGCGATGTTGCGGATCAGGAAACGGCCCTTCGGCGTAACGGTCAGGCTGTGTGGTTTGAGACGGACCAGGCCGAGGGTTTCCAGTTGCTTCATATCTTCCAGTTCGGCTGCAACATAGCG